TTGTTTTCCATTTATCTTTCTCTGTCTTTACCTCCGCTGTCTTAAGTTTATCTATGATGAAGTCTTCCCACTTCTCCCCAAACTCTAAGTCTAAATCAAACTTAGAAAATTTCTTACCTCTATTATTAGCTGACATGTAAATCCTCTATTGGTATAACATATAGCAGAGGACTGTTGTTAAATTTTTTAGTAGGATACTTATCTGCAAATTCTTTAGTGACTAAGTAAGTATCTGGATACTCTCTATCGCCATCAGAATTTTTATAAGTTATGTCTACTAAACAAGGAACTCTAAAGGTGGCTAAACCTATAGCTCTCTTACCCATACCTCCGTCCCATATAGGAACTTTAATCTCATACTTATTCATCAGTGTGTCTCCGCCCAGTTATCCCCGACTTTGTACTCACCATCCAATGGGCAATTTAATTGGAAGTCAACACCTGCACGCTTGATACATTCGACTGCAAGTTTACCGAACTGTTCTGCTTGATGTTCATCGACTTCACATTGGAACTCATCATGAACATTAAGAACAAACTTGTAATTGATGTTGTATATTTTAGCATACTTGTCTAATAAAATCAAGGCTTGTTTCATAATGATTGCACCTGCTGATTGTAGTAATACATTCAATCCTGCATGTGCAGACCTAACTACTAATCGTCGTCCATCGAGACCTCGAAGCCAACCCTTTGAGCTCTGCGAGTCAACTCGTCTTCGTAGTGTTTTAAGTGCTGGCGTATTATCAAGGAACTTTGCTTTAAGACTAGCACCTGCTTTCGCACTTCCTCCCACGATGCTTCCGATTTTGGAATCTCCAGCTCCATATAAGAAGGCATAGATGAAAGTCTTTGCTGAATCTCTTGATTGAAGTCCTGCAGCCATTTGATTTGCTGTGTGAATATCTCCATTTAATATCTCCTCAGTATAATTATCATCGTTCATATAGTGTGCTAGCATTCTAAGTTCTAAACCGCTAGCGTCAATACCCACTAACTTATTACCGTTAGGTACTACCCATAACTCACGACATTCTTTACCGTAGTCTGAATAGATAGCAGGAACTTGAGCTAGGTTAGGTGATGAGTGTGTCATCCTACCCGTGACTGCACCACAACTATTAACTCTACCATGTATACGACCGTCATCCTTTACTGCTTCTATCCAGGACTTGACCATCGCTACTCTCTTTGTGATAGTAAGGTACTCAACAATAAGTTTTACCTCAGGGATGTCGACATTCTCTAGCACCTTCTCATTTACTATGGGATTACCTTTGTCTGTAAACTCCTGTGGAGTCCAACCAAAGTGTTGTAAATATCGTGCTATCTGTTGTCGTGAACCTAGATTAAACTCTGGGTATTCGATACAGCCCCATTCATTGTACTCATTGTAGTGAGCACCTCTATCTATTTGTTTCTGATAGGCAACCGTAGGTGTGCCATCTTTCTTGTATTGATTCTTTAGTTCAGGTAATGCTGTCCATGTAGGTAGAGGTGTGAATACTTTCCTTACTTCGTTCTCTATCTGAATAACTTTCTCTTTAAGTTCTGCAAGTAAAGACATCGCCTTCCTTTCATTGAACATAACACCGTTCGTTTCTTGTTCGTGTATTATCTCTGCTACCTTATGTTCAAGCACTACTGATTGTTCAGTAAAGTCTTTAAGTTCTACTGCTAATCTTCTGTATATATCTCTCAGTACTCTGACATCTTGTTGGCAATACTCTAACATCTCTTGATTGAACTCTTCCCATCCACCTTGATAGTCATCCTTGTAGTTACCTATCCTTTCTCCCCAAGACTTGAGAGAGTGTCCTCCATCCATGGAAGGATTAACCAATCTTGATAAGACGAGAGTGTCTCGTATGTCGTAATCCCAGCTGTCCCCACTAACCATACGCAGAACAGGAACATCAAAGCCAATAGCGTTGTGCCCAACAAGAACTCGTATGTCTTCCAGAACCAACCATTCTCTGAATTGTTCATAACATTTATCCCCTATAAAATTATACATCGTGTTGTCATCGTCTGTCATAGCACAGATACAATGAATCTTTGTAGCATCAAGACCATCAGTCTCAATGTCGAAGTAACAGTTGCGAACCGTTCGCATTACACTACCTCCCTAAGTCTTCCAGTCTCTTTATTATACACTAATTGTCCTGCCTTTCCAGTCAATCCACAGAATCTATTCTTCACTACCCTCAGTGTCGTAGTGTTTCTTACCTCTTCTTCTTCTGCTTGTTGGTTTCTTTCTAGACCTATGACCATATCAGATAGTTGAGCGATAGCAGATGAACCTCGTAGTTCAGACAACGATACTTGTCCTCCCTCTTCATGTGCTTTACCTTGTGGTCTCTTGAGATGTGAGATAAGGAACAGACCTACCCCAGTCTCTTGAACTATCTTCCTTAACTTAGTCATGATGGCGTCGATAGCTTTTCTCTCATCAGTAATACCCTCTTGGTCTGACACTACGATAGACAAGTGGTCTAACACTATCCACTTACAATCAAAAGACTTAGCGTATGTCCTAACTACATTGATAAGACTATCCTCTGACATACTACCGAAGTGGTCATAGAAGTATACATTCTTTTCTGCTACTGCTCTACGCCACAAGTCATACTTCTCTTCCTTAGTTAACATCTCTTCATACTTAGGTATATGTATAGGTAGATTCTTTTCGATAGACATCAGACCTTTGACTGACCTATCGACTGACTCTTCAAGATGTATGATTGCTAGGTTATCATCTGTAGTATTTAAGATGTGATGTTCTAGTTCCTTGACCACACTAGACTTACCCATGCCTGAACCTGATGTGATAGTGACTAACTCTTTCTGTCTGAATCCGTATGTCAATTCATTTAGTTCTGCCCATGGATATAAGACAGTCCTGATGTCCTCATCTTTCTGTAGATGTTCCCATGTATCACAACCCTTGATGATACCTGCAGGTGTATATGACTTAGCATTCCACCATGCATCAGTAAAGTCTTTGACCTTACCTGCCATCAACATTTCACTTGCATCTTTCATAGGTAACTTACAGATACGAAGTTTGTTAGGGGATATAATATCTCTTACATTCCTGACTGCTTCCTCTCCTGCTTCATCACTATCGAAACACAAGACTACATTCTCGAACGACTCGATGAAGTCTAAGTTATCTTTAATATCTCTGACTGAACCTTGAGCTCCGTTCTTAAGTGAGACCACTGCCCACTTACCATCGAACATCTCTGATACAGACAGAGCATCTAACTCTCCTTCACATATGGTTAGGTATTTACCTCCTCCACTAAAGACATGCTGTCCGAATAAACTTGCTCCTCTATTAGTACCATTTAATATAAATGATTTAGTTGCTACATCTCGTTCCTTGTAGCCTACAAGTTCTCCAGTCTTTAAGTCATAGTAAGGATAGTAATGCTTGTTGATTTTACCATCAGCACCGTGTGATATTTTCACTCCATACTTGACAGTAATATTCTTACTGATGTTTCTATCTGGTATTGCACCATTGAAACCTTTTATATTGACTGTTGTTTCCATTATTGTTTCATCTTTCCTATCATCATTGACTGATTCCAGATAGCCACAGCCGAAACACCAACCGTGACCATCTGAATATCGTGCCAGATTATCCTTTGAACCACACGCAGGGCATGGTTCATGCTTCACAAAATCTGACATCGGTTACTTAAGCGTTTAAGAACTCAGCAAGTTCCTCGTTCGCACCCTTGAATCCAGGGGTGTGATTGTCAGCAACCTTGATAGCGGTTAAGTAAGTAGCGACACCATGCATAGGGTGTTCCTTACCTGCTTTCCATAACACCTCGACCTCTGTACCTGCACCGAAGTCTGTGCCTACTACATCACCACTCATAGTTTGAATTAGATTATCATCTAACTTATATTGTGTTGAGAACTTACGGATTTTAATATCTTCTCCAGTATCAGCATCCTTAATAGTTCTAACTTTAACTCCTGCGTCTACCAGTTTCTTTGCTTCCGCATCTGATAAAGACACAGTCAATGTATACTTACCTGTATCATCTCCATTAAACTTCTCAGTTGAATCCAAGTAAACATATTTTGCTTCACCTTTAGTGACCATTTATTTCTCCTATATTTTGCGAACCGTTCGCATAGACTAACATAACTACTACTTAAGTTAAACCTAAAGATAATCATTATAATGTTTCTCTTTAAGTAAAACTTAAGTGTATATTGTATCATACTTCTGATGTAAAGTCAATACCATCTAAGAAATCATTTTCATCTTCGACCATATCTAATACATCTTCCTTACCCATAGCGTGACAGTAAGTACATATATCTTTATACTGTCCTGACTCTATGTCCTTGACTGATGACTCGTAGTCATTCATTAACTCATTACAGATTTTACATCTCATAGTTCCATCTCCATTCTCTTTTTTCTTAGTCTGATTAAGTCCTTATGAGAACTCCATACTGTCCATTCCAGGCGTTCAATTTCTTCATCCAATACCTTGATGTCAGTCTCTGTATAATGTCCTCTAGAATCGTCATATTCTAAATGACCTTTCTCTTCTAGTTCTACTATATGATTACCTATCCTGCTCATTTGTTTCTTCTCCATACCAGTTAATAAGATACCCAAGACCATAGTCCATTAGGTTTATTATACCCTCTGTGTGTAGATGTATCAATAAATTCCTGAACATTTTATTTTCTACTGCATCATTCATTTTCATACACCCATTCATCTGCTCTATCATGCACCTCTTCGTTGTGTATTACTATCTCATACTCATCACCACCAAATTCAACTGTGATAATCAGTACCCATTCGTCATCTATTACACTCCTACGAACAGATGCACCCCTACTTTCGAACCACATCTCTGCTAGTTCTAACTCACCGTATATACCCCAATCAGTTGCCATTACCATACTCCTTCATTATAAGTGTCATACTCTTTCATTGTATCAGCATACCATACAGTTGTCGTGTCGTCAACTACTTCTTCCTCAACCATAGGTAAGTCAGCATCTACATCTCCTAAGTAATCTTGGTTAGGGTCATACTCAACCTCACCTACATAGTATTTCTTTATAGTGATTACTCTTCTTACTTTTAGTTTTTCTTTTTCTTTAGGATAATACATCTTCTTCTATCTCCTCTACCCATTCAGATATAAACTCGTGGTATACAAAGTCAGCAAAGTCTTTGCCCATAAACTGAGTCATCTCATCTAAGTATTGTTGTTGTGCTTTCGCTATTGCTTCTCGTCCTGACTCAGCATATAATTCATACACTGCACCAGATTGTTCGTCACCGAACTCAAGATTTACTTCCCCGTGCATGATGTCAAATGACACCTGCACATCTAAAGTTACTCTATATTTATTTTCCACTATCGTTCTCCTCTAATTCACATTCAATTATATCACAACCACCCCAAGTTCCACCGCTCGACCAACTATCCTGGTATGCTTGTCGTTCAGCAATTTCTTTTGCTTCCTCTGGTGTGTCTGCTTCTACTGTTGTTCTGAATACAACTGTGTAGTCTATAGTTATTTCATATACTGCCATGTTATTCCTCCTCGAAGTGTGCTTCTTCACCAGTGAAGTCGAACTCTGCTGTGCAAGTATTACAAGCACCATAAGGATAGACAGCATTCTCTTTTGCTAGTTGAATCATATCCTCCATGTTTGATATGAGTCTACCCCAACTATAGATTTTAAATGTTCCGTCTTTTAACTGCGGTCTTACATCGAAACTTACACCATCAGCACTAGGCACTAATTCTATGTCATCACTCTGACAATATGGGCAACAATATTTATCCATGTTATACTCTCCTTTTAATTAACTGTATTATTACATCATCATATCCTTCATCGATATACTTCTTGGCAATCGAACATGCTTC